TAAAAATGGCGTCTCATCAGGCGCAGTTTGCCAGCACTGCGCGACCGGCGTCGGCCGGTTTCGACTTTTAGGGTTGATCGATAAGGGCCGACAAAAGGGCCACACAGGCCGCGCGGGTTTCGGCATAAGGGACCACCACCACCGGCCCATCGGCGTCGTTGTAGGCCTTCCACCACTTCGGCCGGTGCTCTACGATGCGGTAGTGTTCGCGGCCTTGTACTACCCACGCGGCCGCGCTGGTCCCCATGCCATTACCGGCCCATGCACAGGCCGCGCGTTTTTTTAATTTGATCATGCGGTTCATCCTTCGCTAAATCTCGAGTTACTGTACAGCGCTGGTAAAGTGCTTCGCGCCGGTGCCGTGAACCACGATCGCGACCGACTTGGCGCGCTTTGAGCCGTCACACAGTCCACAGTCGGCGCACTTCACGCCACGATCACTAGGACACTCAATTTCAGAGCCTTTTACGATCTCGGCCACTTCGGCCACAATTCGGAAAGTCCGACGGCCCGCGGCCCACGCGGTTTGCGCGTCGGCTAATGTATCGGCGCTGTGCATATAGATCGAAGGGCTCGGTGCGGCCGCTGTATCGAATTGGTGGCTATATGCCGTGTGGCCCTTCGCGTCGGCCTTTAACCCTTCCCATACATCGGCCGGCACTGCGGCCCCGTCACCATATGAGCCGATGCGAACCATGCGACCGGCACCGATCGCGGCCTGTGCGGCCGCTGTAGTGGCTTTGCGGTATGCGCCGCGCTTGTAGGCCTTGTAAACCGAAGTTGGCGCTTGGCCGATGTTTACATAGCAAGTACGGTTTTGGGCCATTTTGGCACCTTCCACCACCACGCCTTTATGCGGGCAATTTCCACATATCGCGATATCTAGGCCGGTGCGGTTCGCTTCGATCGGTGGCACGTCGGTTCTAATAATCCACGTTTGGACCATGTCGCCGGTCTTGCTATTTGATGATCCCACAGTGGCGATCGCAACGATCGGTGCACCGTCAATCAGTGAAGGGCCCTCGTAAATGATCGCCGACGTCGCCGCCACCTTCGCGGCCTGTGCGTCGCGCTTGGCCTGTAGTTTCGCGTTTAATGTGTCGCACTGTGCTTGTGCGTCGGCCTGTGCTTCGCTGTAGGTGGCCCGCAGTACTTTGGCCTTTTTGGTGCCGTATGAATTGATCACATCATCGGCTTCGGCTTCGGCCACTTCACGATCGAAATCGCCGAAGTGGATAGCCCACGAGCCGATCGCGTCGGTGTCGGTGGTTTCGAGTGTGATTACCGTGAAGTAAGTCGTTGTTTTGGTTGCGGTTTTCATGCTGTAGCCCTTCGGTTGTGTGCACTGCGTCGTTGCAGTGGCTCGATTATAAGCACAATAACATGATGGCCCACAAGCATTAAATCGCGATTTACTGTATTTTTAGGGAAAACCCCTAGATCGGTCGGGTCGGTAGTGGTCGAGTGGAAACAAAAAAACAGTGCATGGCATCGGTGCCACACCAAATAAATTAGGCCACCAGCGGCCACCGATCGAGCCACCAGCGACCACCAGCGACCACCAGCGGCCACCGATCACACCACCAGCGGCCACCAGTGGCCCTTAGTTTCCACAACATGATGGACCACCACCACTAACTCTAGGCCAATCAATAACTTGGGCTCGGTGGCCGGTGCGAGTGTGTCGCTGGTGTGTCGAATTGTGGCCCGACCGACCACCGACCGAGGCCCGACCGGCCCCGACGATTGCCAGCGTTTTCGGCTTGGTTGTCTAGGCCGGGGGTACCGGGGGGATTTCAAATGCGCGCGGGGGAATATATATGCATATGAATCACAGGCAATTTTTCAATCGCCCTCTCGCCCACCAATGTACCCAATGTACCCACAATATGTTTCTCTCGACACTACCGTCTCTACAGAAACTACCGATCCACCCTACATAGCCTTCACTTATAGCGGATAGTCTTTCCAAGGTAGTTGGAAGTGGGGGCCATCCTTGAAGCTACTCCAGTCACCACCCCATTCAATTGGCACATCCAGTTCACTGGAGGCTTCCTTAACGGCTTTAGAGAGCTGATCGTACAACGGCCACTCCCACCGCACAGAACCGGCCACATAGGCCCCTAGATCGACAGCATGACCTGAGAGGTGCCTAGACTTTAAAGTCGTCGTAGCGCCCTTTCTGAGGTATTCCTTCTGGGTTTCTAAAGAGCGCACACCCTCTAAGACAGCGAAGTCGATCTCAGTGATCTCTATCGCCCTCTTAACGACCTTCACGAGGTCAGGATGCACGCCCTCAAGGCGGTCCAGAGACCGCGTCGAGAGACGATACATAGTAATTTCCTATTTGATTTCGGTGATTGTCCGTATGCATCCACGAGGGAATACGGTTACGTTTCCAATGTGGGGGGAGGAGTCGGAGATCGTTACGGTGGTCTTAGTCTTTCGAACCAAGTAGCCCACTGTAGTGACCTCAAGAGGGACATCTTTACCCTCTTGTACCAACTCCTCGTTCCATCCGGACCAAGACGTGATGTCTGACCATTCGATCTTGACGAGTTTCATAGGGGTCCTTGGTTACGATCCGATGACCAGACCTCAGTCCGCTCACCATTACGCTTGACACCCCTCATCCCCATCTTCCCACCACCCTGCATGAAGTCGAGGAAGTCCTCGATCTCGTCGTCCATACGGCCGTCTAAGACGCCTTTGGCCGCTTCGTGTACATCTTGACCCATCGACCTCTGATAGTGCGCCACAGCCCCGGCTAACGCGTCTAAGCGGTCGTCGTGACGTAGTGCACCACGGTCTCTGGTGATGTGTGTGAGTTGGTAGAGGAGGGAGAACCTATGATCCTCAAGTTTAGACTCTCGTCGAACCATGTCCTCATCAAAGACGAGGCGGTGTTGCGCCATGACAGGCTCAAGTGTGTCGATGATCCGGCCTTCTTTCTGGCCCTTCGCCCACTCAGACTCTTTGACGGTACATCCGCCCGGCCAGATCTTACTGAGGATAGGGTTGAATGCGGTTACCCACATACCCTGACCAAAGTTAGGCTCGACCTCTACGGTGCTTACGTCATACTTCCGAGCGTCTACAGCGATACGGGCCATAGCTTCGGCAGGATCTGCCGCAAAGCCCGCTACGTGTAGGACATACATGATGCCGTTGAGAACACCCACCACTGCCCACGCTGTCTCATCCTTACCGCGACCCGATGGGTCAACGAAGAGGACTTTAGACTCGTAAGGCTCCCACTCTGTATCCATGAATAGAGGGCGGAGGTGGTGGTCTCCTGAGAAACCAATGTTCGGGATGTCCTTGATGTAGTTGTGTTTGTCGTTGTGCTTGCCCCACTGAACTGTCAGCGGTGCCTTCACAGGATTACACGCCATGATAATCAAGTCGGACTGGCGTAACGGATACCGTTCAGCGTCTGACAACGACGTATCCAGCATATACTGAAGTGCGAAGGACGCGCGGCCTTTAGCCTCGATGCCCAATAGTTCTTCAGATCCAAACCGGCTGTCTGTTGTCTTACCGTGACTTATGGTTCCTTCTTCAAAGGCGTGCCGTAAGTACCGGGCGAGGATGTTCACCTCGCGACCTGTCTGGTTGTCCGTCATCAGGTAGTTCTTTAGCTTGTCCCGCTCCGGGTATCGAACCGGGATCGTAAAGCACCTGAAGCCCATCTCCTTCACCAGCGTGTTATACACGGACTCTTCAGTCTGAGGTGTACCCAAGAAGATGATGTCCCCCTTACCATGTTCAGTCTTGGTAATAGGAACAAAGTCCGACTGGACGATCTTCACAATCCGCTGACGAGCCTCTTCGGTAAGAGAGTTACGTTCGACTTCAATATCGTCAGCGATCAACAAGGTAGCACGAGATCCAGTAATCTGGCCTGTGATACCCCTCGCCGCCACAGAATAACTCTGGGACAGCGATGCGCCCGCCACGTCGAATTGCTCCGCCATGTCGCGACGACTTGCTCCACTATCTCTGGTGCCCTCTAAGAGCCATTGAACCAGAGGCATTGATTGGCAAATACCCTTTGTCTGCGCCACGAATTCCTTTGATTTGGAACCAGTAGCCGAGACAACCATGATCTTTTCGTCCCGGGGGTTACGCATCAGCCGCCAGATTGCATAGGCGGAGGTGATGTACGACTTACCCAAGGATCGAAAGCATCGAATGATGTCTTCACGTGGCATCGAAGAGAACGAAAGGCGCTCTTCCTCATCCACCTCCAACCACTCTATGGTGTCTAATCCATATTGAAGGCGGTGGGCGATCTCATATTGAGCCGGAGTAGGCGCTGGTAGTCCCAAGTGTTGCCACACGAGGTACAGAAAGTTACGAAAGTCTTCGAAAGCCCCTGCTACTTCTGGTGGGAAGTTAGTTTCCCAGTGTGGTTTTCCGTCTATGAGGAGGGGTTTAAGCATCGTTACTCCTGTTATTACTTGTTGTAGGCACCTCGAGCCACATAACGCCGTCTAGCGATGCGAAGGTAACCATCGATCATTGAACTGACGCCGTTGAATGTACCCGGCACAGCCTTCGGATCACTGCTTGGCGCGGCCAAGAGCGACTGGTCTTCCTTCTTAGGGGCAAAGAGAGAGGCTTTAGGTTTCGTTGGTTCCGGTGTGCCCGGCTGTGTTGTCGTGGTGTTGCTGGCTTTTGATGGCGTGATCTGTAGAACCTTTCCGGGTTGTCCAGTCACCGTAGGCATCTTTGCCGCAGTCGATGTGTTTAAAGGTTCCATTGCCATCAGTTAGCACCTCCACGAAACGGCATGGTGTTGACGTACTTCTCGAGGGAAGCACTCAAGTGTTTAGCCGCTGGTAGCGTGTCTAGTTCTTCTGGTGGTGGGAACTGCTTCAAGTAATTGACGCAAGCGGACACCATAGCCGGAGACAACTCTTCATCGGTGTCAACAATGTTGATCAAACGGTTGAGTAGCTTGTCGCGGAGTATCTGGGTGTCTTTCATTTAGTTACCCCTTTAAATTTCTCATATGTACGAAGACCGGCCATACCCAACATCGCGAACGTGAGTTCCATGAGGTTGTCACCCGACATAGGCGGGAGGAGGATGTCTGTACGTCCCATGATGTTGAGACCGTAGAGCACCAGTTGGTAGCCGATGAAGTTCCAAGCGAGGCCCAGCGCACACACCCAGCCAATCGCTGGTCTCCAACCGGCCACGAAGGTCGATCGATGCTGTGCTTCTGCTGTGTTGGTAGCCGCTTGGGCTAGGTTGGCGGCAGAGGCCGCATCGAGGAGTTTTGCTTCCATCGATATCTTGGCTTTTTGTGCCGCATCTTTGTCCGGTATGACCTCGTCAAGGATCTCAAGAGCCTTGGGAAGTAGAGCCGTAATGATTGGTAGCATTACTGTCCTCCCTTAGTAACGATTAACCACACCATTCCACTTAGTATGGCGATGGTCATGGCGATCAGAATTGTGATGAGTACAGCGTCAAGTAGCGCACGACGGCGCTTCCTCTGTTTGTATATAAGGTTCTGACGCTTCTCTTTGATTTCACGGCGCATCCTCAACATTTGTCGATAGACGTCTAAGCCGTAGCGGTACGTGATGAGTTCCCTCAGTTCACGTTCTTGTTCTTGTAATTTTTGGCGGGCGACGGTGGCTTGTAGTGCTTCTTCTTCCACGCTCCCGCTGTGTAACAGCTTGCGGAATAGGGGCGGATTGGCCGCCTCTTGTTCGGCTTGTTGGATGTCTGAGACAGCAGAGAACCATTTCCCTAGCTGTCCCACACAATCCTCGATATCTCTTCCGGCATTTACCAGCGTCTTCACCGCCGTCAGCGCCGCCGAAGCGGTCGCCAAGGCAGTTAGTATTGGCATTAGGTCACCTTCATTGCGACAGCGACCACCACACCAACAATAGCACCTACTGCGGCGGCATAACCAGAAGCGACGTGTTTAGCTTTTTCAAGAGTTTGTACACGTTCCTCGAGCTTCCCTACCTCACCCTCATGTGCTGAGAGGCGTGTAAGAAACGCATCGATTTTTCCTTCGAGTTGTCCGAGGCGGTAGTAGATGTCTTGTGTTGATACTTCAGGCATCTACTGTCCCCCTTATTTCGGAAAGTCGGCTTTGACCTGCAATCGACGCTCTTGAAGGGCCATGATTGCTGGGGACGTTAGTCCGTCGGTCTCAACTAACTTTTCCCACAGAGCAACTATAAGCTCGTCGGTTGATGGGTAGGCGAGGAAGCGGTTTTGGGCAACAAACTTGGCGTTTGTCTCAGCCTCAATTCGAGCCCACTCCGCTTCAAGCACCTCGGCTGTTGGTTTAACAGCACCCTCGTACCAGTTGATGTCTTCGTAGTTGGGGCCAAGACAGCCATAGTTTCGCCCTGCATATAAGCTATGCATTGCTAAGTCATATCTGACCATGATTTCTCCTTAAAATTTCCACTCTTCCGCAATCCAATATGGATATGCATTGACACCAAAAGGTGTCGCGTCGTATTGGCTCCAATATGTTTCGTGAAATCTTCCACGATAGTTGGCATAGTCGTGACCGGCCGATAACAGTCCAACACGCTTTGTGATACCAGCACCCCAGCTTGGAACCTCAAACTCATAATGAGTCCATTGGTTGTGGTATGTGCCGCTGTGGTTTGACGTTTCAAATCGACTTAGGTATTGAATGTCGCTTCCATCTGGATTTGACATCGCGACGTTCATATTGGTGATATGGTCGTTGGCCGCTACACGCCGAACGGTAAAACCTGTCTTAATGACTATCGCTGATGTGTCATCAACTGGTGTTACGTCGTAATAGAGGCCGGGAACCCAGTTCATCGCTGATGTGTTTTCCCATGCCCCTGACGTGTAGACGTTACGCTGACGTTGAATCAACTTAGCATTACTGTCTGAGCCATACTCAACTGCCGTCCCGGCGCTGTTCACTTTTACAAGCGAGTTCGGAGGGCCTAGCGGAAGTCTCTCAAGGCCTGTAGCACCACGAACCAAGAGGTCACCCGGCGTGATCATGGTACTTAGGGGGTCGCCCCCAAGCGCCATCATCTCCCAGTCTGCCGTCGCGCCGGGAGCCAGCCCAGTGACGGAGTTAACCGCCACCCAAGCCGACCCGCCGTAATGCACTACGTCGTCTGAAGAGTAACTTGCTGAAGGGTCATAAGTACCACGCCAATTAAACTTGACCTTACCAAGGTCTATAGTCACTTGTGTCATGGTAAGTATTCCTCAATAGTTAGAACAGGGCCCGCCCAACCAAAACCACCGCCGACGCTACCGCCAGTGCCGTCCCAATAGGTTGTACCGTGGAAGTTTGCGGCGTCACCATTATGGGCGTAGTCGCGGGCTTGCATCTTGTAGCGCACTACGTCACCGAGTGTCGCAATTGTGCTTGAAGTCGACTCATCCCAAAGGAACGAACAAAACTTCTCTTGATACGTGGCAGACTCTGTGTAGCCTTTGACCTGCACCCAACTCTCGTTAGCGTTTTGGTCACGATAGACGCGGATGTGTTCAATCGAGTGGGCACCACCTTGCCAGTAAATGTGATACTGCCAGTGGACGCGGATGCGGCTGTCTGACCGTGTAGGTGTGATGGACTGCTCCATACCCGGAACCCATGCGTATGAATCGACTGACTCCCAAGACCCGGGGTTTGGTGTGGCGACAACACGCTGAAGAATCCTCACACCGCTCGGATAGTCCCACTCAGGCACACCACCGTTTACCACAAGCGCTTGACCATCACCCCCAATAGGAAGACGTTCAAGGCCCGTAGAACCACGAACCAATAGATCGCCCTCGTTTGTCATCAGACTTACGGGGTCGCCCCCTAGTGCCATCAGATTCCATGCGGTGTTTGTAGCGATAGGTGCAGAGGCAGAAATGGAGTCAACCACACAGACCCAAGACGATCCGCCGTGTTGAACGACGTCGTCTTTTGTATATGTGGTTGATGCATCATAAGCCCCACGCCACTGGAATTTAACCTTCCCGAGGTCTATGGTTACTTGGCTCAT